ACCATTCCCTTGAGTGAGGATTCACTCCAACTGCACATTCACTTAAAAGTGGATTGAGTGACAAAAATCTACACACCGGAAGATAATATTTCCTCACAAGTAGTTGAAACGCTAACTGCGCGGCTTGAAAGATCCTAACCTTCTCTTTCGTAGATAGAGTAGGCTCGTCTTTACATGATGATTTGCATATCGGATAACATCTCCTACCCGCCAAATATTCTGTCTCCATATTTTCAGCTTGTATCCAATAATCTTCATGAAGCTCAACGTAATCCCCATATACGCCGAGCGGATCTTCACACTCACGCAACCACTTCTCCTTAGTTCCACCAGTTGGAAAACCCACTGATGTTGACTTTTTCATATTGTCAACAAATCTGGTGCAAGGTATACCATTAACAACTTGTGGTTTTGTAAGAACTTTGACGTCATCCTTCCAAAAGCTGAGATCGTCATTAATGCGCTTTGCGATCTCAACCATATAATCGTCAGCGGCTCGTGCAACCTCAGCACCACTAAATCCTATACTCGGAGCAGTAGAACTCTTTAAAGAAGTCACCCACGGAAGCCACGGCGACTGTTTGTCAGGACCCCGAAACCGGGGTGCACACCAGCTCTTCGTAACTTCTAGCTTCTCACGCACAGTTTTGCAAATAGGTGTATCAATAACTTTTGAAGATGGCTGCGATCTTCCAACAGTTGATCCATACACTCTATAATTCCTTTCACCTTCTAATAAAATTAAAGGCGACCTCTCATGAATCTTCTCTTCCAATATTTCAACACCAAATTGTTTCCTAATGAGAGTACCTTCACTTGCAATATTTTGAATGTGAGGTTGCGCATAAAGAGTTTGCAAAGCGGCTTCCAATTCTCCATAAAGAGGTGTGCCACCCCGAGCTTCTCTAACTCCATCGCCTCCTAGATGCACTCCGGCAATGTAAGATTTCATATCATCTGTAACAATCGGTGACAGGCACATACCATCACAATTGCCTTCAGCTATGTATTGGAGACCTCGAAAATCAACCCTCTTACCATTTATAATATGATTGTTCGTAGTGGTACATGATCGAATGCGAGTAACAGGTTTTATTTCCAAAACTCCATCCCTATTTCTATAAAACATATGACCAGTGCGCTCAACCATGGGTGTGCGGTCTACAAATGTATTTAAAATGTTCTTTGCGTCACCAGAGTTATACAAATATGCAACAACTAAATCATGATTTGCTACGCGCACAAAGTCGACTGATGATATGAGACACTCGAATGTGGCATTGCCACATTTTCCGTCTACATTGGCTTTTCGAGTAAACTTATACTTTGTGGTTTCGTTTACCATGAAATGATGAGGAAGCAATATAAATCCAGACTTCAACATTAATCCATTGGTAACATGACTCCCTCTCCTCACATGCATGAGATTGCGCGCAATAAGATTTGCAACTTCACCAGACCTCCTACTCACTTGCACAGGAACTGCATCCTTAATTCGATCTTCAAACTTGGGCTTAAATGCTTGCGCACTAGTTTGAGCATCAAGTTCTCTAATTTCTGCTGGCGTAGGATTAAGAGTGGACTGTTGTTTTATCATAGTATTAGCACTAGCATTAACAATTGTGTCATACAAATGCGGTACTCCTACATATGTCATATAACTCGTAACAGCACTAGGAATAATCATGTCACGAACGACGCTG